GAAACGAGGCCAATACTCTTGTTCTTGGTTATCAGTCGTTCCGCCAGTTGAAGAACCATCCTGATGTTGTTGACCGCTACAAGTACACAACTTCAAGCGTGATCACTGAGGAAATGTTGGCACGCTTGTTTGGTGTTGATCGTATCCTCGTGGCAAAGTCAGTTCGGGCAACCAACAATGAAGGTCTCACTCCTGCTTACGGATTCAATTTCGGCAAGAGTGCATGTCTCCTCCACGTTGCACCAAATCCCGGTTTGATGACACCTTCCGCTGGTTACATCTTTGCTTGGACCGGCGTTTCGGGTGGGCTTGGTTCCACTATCGGTACTTCACAGTTCCGTATGGAAAGCCTGCGTGCCGCTCGCATTGAGGCTGAGGTTGCCTTCGACAACAAAGTTGTTGCAAGCGATCTTGGTTATTTCTTTGCTAGTTGCGTGGCTTAATTTCATAGCATTACCCTTGGAGGGGGTCGGCGGGTTTGATTCCTGTCGACCCCCTTTATTTTTAGGAGATAGTTTTGACTTGGTCTTATAGCGGGAATCCGGCATCATCGGATAAAGATAAGGTTCGTTTCCTTATTGGTGACACTGACACCACTGATCAGTTGCTCAGTGATGAAGAGATCAATTACACGATTACGGAATCTGGATCCATTTATCAGGCTGCTCACGATAGTGCTTACGCGATTGCTTCTACTTTTGCTCGTATGGCATCTAGTAAGAGTGTTGGAGACTTGTCGCTTTCTTACAATGATAGGGCTACTACTTACTATCAGGTTGCTGATCGCATGTTGCAGTTGCAGGCTAAGCGTCAACCTCCGACGCCTTGGATTAGCCCCGATAATATTATTCGTGCTGCAGAGAAAACTATTCCTCCCGCGAATGGAACCGAGTTTTACACGGGTCAACAGGATTATTTGAGGCCGTAGTCATGGGTATTCCTTCTGAGTTTTTACCAATGATGCGAGAGACCGTGGTATTGAAGGCTAATACAACGATGGATGCATACGGTAAGCAATCTTTTGCTGCTTCGGGTGTTTCTTATAATGCGCGTCTTATTTTTGATGTTCGAATGGTTCGAGATGCTGATGGGCGTGAAGTTGTTCAGGCGGGTAAAGCAATTATTTATGGCGCTGTTGCTTCGTTGAATCCTTCATGGCAAATAACTTTGCCTGATAATACTAATCCAAAAATTACTTTTGTTGACACGATTCAGGATGAGGATGGGGATCATCATTCTGTTGTTGGGTTTGGTCAAGGCTGATGGCTCGCACTGTGCGGTTGCGTAATCTTGATCGGTTGCAGGCAGCGTTTATTACTGCAGGTAAGGATGCTCCTCGTTTTGCGGCTCGTGCTTTGTTGGAGGAGACTCAGGAGGCTTTTATTCTTTCTCAGGAGGTTGTCCCTGTTCGTACTGGGGCTTTAGCAACCTCGGGTATGGTAAATGGTCCTTTTGTTAAGGGCTCAAAAGTGTCAACCAGTATTGAGTATGGTGGGCCCGCTGCAGGTTATGCGATTTTTGTTCATGAGTTGCCTCCTGCTCGTGCTAGTCATGATTACCCTACGCGGTGGAAGTTCCTTGAGAATCCGGTAAGGCTTTACGCTGAGGGCATGGGTGATCGTATGACTACTAGAGTTTTAGACATGATTGCTAAAAGATTCGAGATGAGTTAATGGCTACTATTTTGGAAGCGGTCGGCGATTATTTAGTTTCTCAGGGTCAGGGGACTTTGGGTACTAACTTGTTTTTGACTGTGATGCCGGAGAGTCCTAATGCTTGTGTTGCTGTGTTTGAGAATGCAGGTGGCCGCCCTTCAATGACGATGGGTTCGGCACCGTGGGCTATTGATCGTCCTTTGATCCAAGTGATTTGTCGGGGTAATAAGAGTGATTATCTTTCGGCTCGTGATAAGGCCGAGACAATAAGGGCTTTGTTGGGGGCTATCACTGATCAAACTATTTCTGGTATCAATATTATGCGAATGGAGTCTCAGGGTTCTGTCATCCCTATGGGGGAGGATGAGAATCAACGTCCGATGATATCGATTAATTTCGATTGCATGGTGAGACCGTGACGGATCCTTATGGGAGAAATGTTGTTACAGATGATAGCCCAAGGTGCTGGAGATGCAATAGGGTATTAGCGTTCTTCGTTTCTCGACCGTGGTCCGTCCAGTGCTCACGGTGTAAAGCGGAGAACCGTAGCCAGTAGAGAGGTGCCTCATGGATCTTGACGGTGAGTTAGACGTATTGCTGGCTTCTGAAGTTAAATCTGGAGCAAGTATTTGTACCATGAGTTCTATTTTAAATAGTTTGCCTGAGGATCAGAGAATTAAATTAGAGGCTTTAATTTCTGCTGAGATTGTTCCTGCACCAAAGATCGCTGAAGTTTTAAATAAGTATGGTTTCATAATTAAACATAAGTCTATTTCGAGGCATCGTCGACGTTTCAGGGGCGGTGGATGTTTATGCCCATAGAAAACAACATCATGATCCTTGCTGTAGATGGTCGTATTTGGATTGATAGTTTTTCTTTAATCTCTTACTTGAGAGATGTTGAAATTCAAGCGGACACTCATTTGAAAATTGCTGAAGATAAAGGTGACTACAAAAAGGCTATTGCCGCTTACTCAGTTGGGGATTCAATAAGGCAAATTGCCGATGGCCTTGTCCTGACTTCAATGGTCGCTGATGAAACGATTAGGAGTCGACGTGAGTCTCGAAGATGATTTGAATTCTTTAAGTGATCCGGGTGACAGAAGTAATTATCGTCAGAGCGTGATGGCTAAACATCCGTCTGGGTGGGAGCCGGGTGTTGCATGGAATGGTGACTCTGGCACTTTAACGTCTCAGCCTCTTAATGCTGAGCCGAATGACTGGTCTGAGTTGTTGGCGGTGTGGGATTTGGATCCTGAAGTGTTTGAGGTTGTCGAGCCTGTCCAATATAGGGCTTGGGATGCACCTAACCCTGAGGGTGGTCTTCGTAGACTGTTTTACTACAGGGCGACGATTAGAAGGCGCGTAGAGTCGCGAGCGTCGGTGGCTGAGTTGTTAGCCGTGTTAAAGGAGAAGCGTCCCCGTACAGCCTCTTATGAGGCTTCTGAGGATGGTTTTATGTATGTGGTCCCTGCCGGTGATCTCCAGATAGGCAAGCCTGATGGGGATGGTAGTGAGGGAACTATCCGCAGGTTTGTTGAGAAAACTGATTTGTCAGTAATTCGCTTGAAGGAACTTCGGCGTCTTAAACGCCCGATTTCGGGTGTGATGTTGCCGTGGCTGGGTGATTGTATTGAGGGTTTAGTGAGTCAGGGTGGTGCGTTGGCTGCCGCAGGCCGCCTTGATTTGACTATGAGCGAGCAGTTGAGAGTGTATCGACGCCTCATGCTGTATCAGATTCAGCAGTTCGCTGGTTTGACGGACAGGATTATCGTGCCGGTGGTGCCGGGTAATCATGATGAGGTACAGAAAGCGGGCAAGGTTGTCCGGCGCTTTGATGATTCTTGGGCCATAGAAGGGGCTGTAGCGGTCGCTGACGCCCTAAAACTGAGTAGTCAATACGATCATATATCTTTTGTTTTCCCCGGCGTAGATGAGTTAACAATCACTTTGGACGTTGCCGGTACTCCTGTAGGTTTCGCTCACGGGCATCAGTTCGGCAGGGATCCCATGAAATGGTGGGCTGGTCAGGCTCACGGAATGCAAGACATCGGTTCAGCGACTCTCCTGTTAGGTGCCCACCTGCACCATTTAAGGATTGAACAGGGTGGCGCTAAGACGTTTATCCAGATCCCCGCTATGGATGGTGGTTCAACGTGGTGGCGTCACAAGACAGGTCAGGATGCTCCTGCCGCTATGGTCTCAATGCTGATCGGTCACGGCGGATGGACTGACTTGGCTATTATGTAATACGGAATAATTCATATTAAAGGGAGGGGCTTGGCATGACTAGTGAAGAGCACGCCGATGATGTGCAAGCGACTGTAGAATCCTTAAGGTCAAGAATTTTGGGTATAGGGGCTGATCAATATGATGATGGTTCTGGTGTTCAGCGTTTTGAGACTAAGACGCTGGAACATATTCGTGGAGATGCTATTGAGGAAATTGATGACTTGATCGTTTACCTGTGTCAGATACGAATGCGCCTCTTATCACTTTTGTTGTAAGGCGTAAAAACAAACTCCCTGCCTTCCCTTAAATTGCCTTAGACTAAGGATGTAGTAGATCGTGCCCCTAGTGGGTCCAATCCGTCACTACGTCGTGATCCGAGTGATCCGTGAGGCGGTGCGGATTCGCGCTGCCATCAGGAGGATAAGTGCCTTATCAGGTGCTCACCGGATTGTCATACCCGCCGGACAAGCGTGCCGAGGTCGGGGACATCGTTGACGATCTTCCATCAAAGTCAATTCAATGGCTAATAAACAGTGGTCATGTTGAAAAAGTGACAGGAAATACTTTTAATCCCACACCTGCTTCGATAGCCTCGCCGGAGCCTGAAACTATTGAGAAAGACGGTGAGTAGTCATGCCATTTCGTCACGGTAAATCCACGGGTGTCTTCTATAACGGAGCAGACCTGTCGTCCTATTTTAATGAAGCATCCGTTTCCGAAGATGTTGAAACCGCTGAAGTAACTACTTTTGGTAGTGATTCAAAAAGTTATATTGTCGGGTTAGCCGATGGAACTATCAGTGCCGCTGGAATGTTTGATGGTAATGAAGGCGCTGTAGACCAAATTTTGTCATCCACTCTTGGCAACGATTCTGCGGATACTGTTACGGTGGCTCCCGATGGTGTCACTTTTGGGCGCAGGTCTTTTTCTGCGGCGGCCATCGAAACATCATATGAAATTTCATCACCTGTATCTGACGTTGTTTCTGCGAACCTTGAAATTCAAGCGACGCAAGGAATCGATTCAGGTGTTCTTCTCGCAGGTCGAGTTACGGTTAGCGGTTCCGCTTCTGGTTTCAGCGCTACTCTCGATCAAGGAGCATCCTCCACAAACGGGGGAATAGGTTACTTGCACGTCACCTCAAACACCAGAGATGGTGCTTCGACGTTCAAGGTGCAGGATTCCGCTGACGGTGTCACGTTTGTTGATCGCATAACATTCGCCAGCGTCTCGGCTTCTGCAACTGTCGGCAGCAAAGTTGCCGTCACGGGTTCGGTCGATCGTTATGTCCGAGCCTTGCATGACCCCGGAGTATTTACCGGGTCCGTCACATACACACTGGCGTTTGCCCGTAAATAAGGAGTAAAAAAAAATGGCATTTATTCATGGTAAGAAGTCACTGTTCAAGATTGACAACAGCGCCGGAGCACTCATTGACATTTCTGCTTTCTGCGAAGAAGTCAGCCTGTCACGAGATATCGAAACCGCTGAAGTCACCACTTTTGGTAGTGGCACAAAGGCATACATCACGGGACTTTCTGACGGTACTGTCAGTATTTCAGGTAAGTTCGATTCAGTTAACGCTTCAGCAGTGGATCCAGTTTTGACGGGGATCCTTGGTCAAGATGCGACTGTTTCATGGGCATACCGTGTCAACAGTGCTTCAGTGAGTTCCACCAATCCTGAGTACCAAGGTGAAGCAATCCTCACTTCGTATGAGGTTTCCGGTGCTGTCGGAGATGCCGTGACTTTCTCGGCTGAACTGCAATGCACAGGTGCTATCACTCGGGCCACTGCTTAATCTAAGATAGACAGGAAGTCCTAATCGTGGGTCAAGCACCCCCTATGGAAAAGAGAAAAAAAGTGTCCCTACGCGAAAAGATCCTTGCAGCAGATGACATTGCATCAGAGATGGTTGAAGTTCCCGAGTGGGATGTCACCGTTGAGGTGCGAGGAATGAACGGTGCAGATCGTTCACGCATTCTGGAAACTGCTGCATCAAGTGAGGATGGCAAGATTGGTATCGGCACTATGTACGTCGAGACCGTGATTGCCAGCACCTACGACCCAGAAACGGGTCTGCGGGTATTTACCGACGCTGATCGTGATGATCTTATGTCCAAGAGTGCTTCTGCTATTGATCGTCTCGCGACGATTGGTATGCGGTTGTCTGCGATGGATGGTAAGGCGGCTGATGACGCGAAGGTCACGTTTCCTGAAAAACCCGCATCGTAGGTTCCTGTTCGAATTAGCAGAAAAGTTAGGTCGAACAGTAGGTGAATTGCTTTATGGGTCAACTTCTCATAGGCCGATCACTTCGTCCGAGTTGACGCAGTGGTCGGCTCTGTGGGAATTGAGGGCTTACGAAATGGAGCAAGCGTCCAAGAAACGTAGATAGGTTGGAGGTGTCGGCATGGCTGTTGTTAGCACTGTTGAGGCGCGATATGTAGCCGACACTTCCGCCTATGTCCGTGGTTTGCAACAGGCAACTCAAGCAACCAACAAGTTGGCTAATGCCATACCAATGGTTGAAATTGCTAACCGCAGTGCAACAGTTTCTGGTTTAGCACTTGGTGCCGCAGTCGGTACATTAGGTGCTCAGGTTTTCGCAAAGGCAACTGGCGCGGTAATGAAATACGCGCAACAAGGTATTGCTGCGGCTAAACAGTACGAGCAAACTGTTATTTCCATTGAAGGTATTTTTGCTGGTACTGGAATGGAAATAGAAGAGGCTGCTGCCAAAACCCAGACTTATCTTGGTGAGTTGCGTGACTTTGCGGCGAGGACTCCGTTCGAGTTACCTCAAACTCTTGACGCGGTCAAGCGTCTTCTCTCTATTGGTTACGCGGCTGATGATGTCAAAGATCGAATGTTGCCTGCCATCGGTGACATCGTTTCCGCATTAGGTCAGCCACCTGCTGCGATTAGTGCCATTGTTTATGCCTTTGGTCAGATGAAGTCTGCCGGTCGTGTCATGTCACAAGACTTAATGCAGATCGGTAATGCTCTTCCGGGCTTCAATGCCAAGATGGCTCTTGCTACCGAGTTGTTCGATGGCGACATGATGGCCTTAACCAAGGCGACAGAATCAGGTTCTTTGGATTCCGTCAAGGCTATTGACACACTCATTACTGCCATGACTAAATTTGGTGGTGCCGCTGGGGCAATGGATAGGCAATCCAAAACACTCGCCGGAACATTGTCTACTTTCAACGACACGGTAAACAATGCTCTTATTGATGGTTTGATGCCGAGTCTTCCTGTTCTCAGCGACACTTTAAATCAAGTTATGCCTGCTGTCGAGGCATTGGCGACATCGTTTGCTCAGGCTCTTGGTCCCGCTTTGATTGATGGTGCCGATGTTTTGGGTCAGTTGGCTCCTACGTTATCGGCTTTACTTCCTCCTGTTATTGATTTGGCTTCGCAACTTCTTGTTTTTAGTGATGTTATTGTCGCGCTTTCTCCTGTATTAGAATTGATGGCTGACAGTATGGGTGCTGTTGCTAATGTTTTGAAAATGCTTCCTGACCCTATTTTTGCTGGCATTGCAGCGCTCATCGTTTTCCGAATGGCGATGAAGAAACTACAAATCGATAGCACTGTTGCTGCTACTGGTGTGCTCGGTGCTTTCTTGCGAATGAAAGCGTCTGCCATAAGCACCAGTATTGAAATTCGTTCTGCTTTCGCTTTTGCCGGTCTTTCTTTGAAGGCTTTTAGTATGGCTGGAATGACGATGGCTGCCACTTTCCGCGCCGCAATGGTTTCAATAAAAATTGCGGCAAGAAGCATGATGGCTTCGCTTGGCCCTGTTGGTATAGCAATTGCTATAGCAACTGTTGCAATGGAATTCTTTATGAATTCGTCTAAAGACACTACTCACATTGTGGATGCTTTAAAAGATAGTGTTGATGAAACAACCGATTCTTTCGGTAGGTTGTCTGCTTCTGTTGCTGCTGAGAATTTCCGTGCAGACTTGTCGCCTGAGGGTTTGAAGGATCTTTCAGAGGCAGGGATTTCTGTTGCAGAAATTTCTTCTGCTGCACTTGCAGGGGGTGATGCTGCAGAACAAATGAAAGTAAAACTTTACGAGTTGAGTCTTACAAAAGCGGCCCTTGTCGGTTTCGCGGATACTTTCATGGATGTTGCAACTTCCGCTGTTACGGCGCAAAAACAAATTGCCGTTGAAACTGCTGCCACTGCTGATGCTGCTGTAGTTGCCGCCGAAATGCATGCGCGTGCAGGTGAATTAACACAGCACACAAACAAGGTTACTGCTCAAGAAACAGTTAATGCTCGAAACAAAATGACGGCTGCAGAGAGGGCTGCCGCAGATTTTGTTGTTAAGGCAGAGGCCGCAATGGAGCGGGCTCGTCTAAAAGGTAAAGGCGCTATTGAGGCTGTCAATTCTGCTTTACAAAATCTTAGTAAGGCTTTGGAGTCTGAAGCAACTTACGACAATGCGCGTAAGGGTATTAATGATTTAAATAAAGAATTGGCTGAAGGCAAGAAAAATATCAAAGGTTATTCTGACGAGGCTATGACTAATCGTGCCGCTATTCGTGATGCGGCACAAGGTTACATTGAATACGCGAACAATCTTACAGATCCTATTGAAAAACAAAAGGCTTTAGAAGAGGGACAAGAAAAAATTCGTAAATCCTTGAAGAAGGCTGGGATTAAGGCTAAAGATACCGACATTTTTCAAATTTTTAAAGAACAGACTGAGCAATCAGGTAAGACTGTTGATGAGTTTGCTGGTCAAAGATTAGCCGCTTTAAGTTATGGTAATCAAGTTGGTGTCAATTTCATTGACGGAATAATTAAAGAATTAGAAGCCGGTAAAAAAGAAATTGAAACCACTGCTACCGAAGTTGGTGCAACACTTCCTGCAGCGGCTAATGCTGCGATTGATGCTTCGTCACCTTCAAAAGAAGCAATGAAGGTCGCCAAAAACTTTATTGACGGTTTAACTATTGGTTTAAATAACGGTAAGAAGAGTGCTGGGGGTGCTGCGGCAACTGTTGGATCTTCTCTGCTGTCTGGTATTAAAACAGCGCTGACAAGTGGTAGCGATATTTCTAGTGTTCTTTCAAACGTGTTTGGTTCAATGCCTTCTATGCCTACCCCACTGGAATCGGCTTTGGGTAAAGATGGTGCCGAGAAGTTTTTGAAGAAGCATGAAAAAGAATTACTTGTTTTGCAAAAGGCTTTCGCTGATGTTGATGTGATTGTAAATACTATTCGTAGTGCTAACAGTGCTCTTTCTGAGGTTGGTGCGGCTTCCAAGCAAATATCTGGAACTTACAAAGATGG